ATCAATATAACGACCAACCGTTGGCGTTGCCTTGAGCATGACGATCGACTCGTCAGGTCGACCTGTCTCCAGCAAACGAGACTGCGCCTCGCTTTGTTGCACGTCTGTCGGAACCTTGTCGCCTTCTTGAATAGACAGCGATCCAATCAGGCGTCGGGCCGGGCTAACCCGCTCCACAACCGGTCGAGCCTCTTCAACTGCGGTTTGCCTGTTCTCGTTCAATCGATCGAGGCGCGGCTGCAGGTTCTCGCGCTTTTTGATTTCCCGGTTTAACGCACTAATTTCGGCGCGCCGTTCCTTCACTACCTTCATGGCAGCTTCGCGCGTTTCAATACCCTCGTTCGCCATGATGTAATCGCGCTGCTTGGCCGGTGTCTTGGCTGCAATAAATTCTCCGAGCTCTTCCTTGCGCGCTATTGCCGCTTCGTAATTCTCGATAGCCTTGGGATCCGCCAGATCGGTTTCGAGCGCCGTTCGTTGCTTAAGCGTCGGGTCTGTTTCCACGACATTTAACGCGGCCTTTAATTCATCGCGATCGGCGCGGCCGGCAAAATCGGCTTCCGCTTCCAGCGATCCGCCTTCACCTGATCTGGTCGTCCAGCCGTTTTTCGTCCAGTGTTCTTTCTCCAAAAACCAAACGACTGCCTGCAGATCATCATCGTTCAGATCGATGCCCTGCTCACGCAGCTTGGTCGTCGTCCTTCTATAAACGTCCTGTCCAAAACCAAACTCACCACCCGGCACAAGGTCTTTAGTGATATCGCCGCCAACACCCTTTTCAGCTTTAGGCGGGATGCGCTTCATACCGGCAAGCCTGCGCAGGTTCCTCGCTGCCCAAACGTCGATCGTAGCAAGGTTATGAAGACCAATAATATTTGCCGCAAAATTTGGTGTCTTAGGCGAACCGCCTTTCTTCGCTTCGCGGAACAGGTTGAGCAGTGCCATCATCGTTGCCGGCGAGTTCGCGTTAAACAGCTTACCGGTGTTTTTAGCAATAAGAGGAAACTGCTCTTGTGCTATTTCAAACGCGTACTGTTTCGCTGCAGCGTCGAGCTCTTTCTCGCCAGAAATTTGTCCCTTCATAAACTGCTTGGCGTCGTTGAACGCTTCATCACGGATCTTGTAGTGATGGTCGACATAGCCTTCGCCGTCGATCTTTCCGCTCCCGAGCGGCAGGCCGGAATCAAGCCACGTCTGCAATTTCTCCAACGCTAGGTCGTAGTCACCGCGACTGAAGCGGTGCATGACTTCGATCGTGTTTTCGAAGTTCTGCCTCACATTGGTTTGGGCGCTTGTGGTGCCGAGCACGTCCGCGACAACGTCGCCAAAGCCGCCGAACTCGGCACGAAGACGCTGCCGCATTTCCGAATACCAGCTGCGATGCTCCCAGATCTCTTTTGCGGCCGGGTCGCCGGCGTCGACGCGCTTCTGCAGCGATACGATCTCGTCGACCATTTTTGAAGAGAGCTTATCAGGATCCGAATCATGGAAAGCGTACGCTTGCTCTTGTATCTTCAGTTCGATCTTCCCCTTCGTCTCGTCGGCTCCGACCAAGGTGATCGGCGACCAGCCTTTGGATACTGGATAGTTCTCGCGCAGGCGCCGGTATTCAGCCTCGATCGCTGACGAACTTAAACCGGTCGCGCGCGAAACCTCCTCAATCTTGCTTCTGTCATCTGCAGACAATTGCGATCGGATTGTCTCACGAGTCCCACGCGTCACGCCCGTGCTGCGCGTGACGCTGCCGGTATTTGTTGGGCCTACACCGACAGTAAATGTGTCGCCGCGCATAGCGTCGGCGACCATCTGATTGAACATGTTTTTGACGTAGGGTGCCGTTTTACGAGCAGCTTCAATCAGCCCGGTCACTGCTGGCGGAAGTACGACACCTGCAGCTGTACCGATAGATGCGGAGACAAGGTTTTTGCTTAGATCAAATTTATCCTGACCACTCTGTTCGACCGCTGCGATGCTAACGGCTTGGCGAGCCGCGTCATCAAGCGACGTGAATGCACCGCCCTCAATGCCGCCTAGCACCATCGCCGGGAGCTGCGATTTCAGAAAGGCCATGATACCTTTCTTGGTCCCTCTCTTTGCAGCTTCACGAGCTATCCACGCACCACCTAAAGTACCCACCCCAAGATATGTAGATATGTCGCCAACGAGCCCTTTTAACGCGCGCTTTGATCCATCCCACGTAAATTCCGGCAGGTCGTCGTATTTCTTCATCAACGCATACATTGCTATGCGCTGGTTCAATGGAGCGTCTTGGATCTGCAGTGCCATAGGAACCGTGCCGAGGGACAAGTTCCAGTTAAAGTGACCCATCAACTCCAAGCCCCACTGCGCCACTTCTTCGTCGGACATTTCGTCGCCGGTTTTCGTCTCTTCGGCTTCGCGGCGATAAAATTCCTGCGTCGCTTCGCCAAGATACGACTGATCTTTTTGTACGGGTGGTGCCGCCCTTGGCTTGTCGCCAAACAGCGGTATCAGTGCGCGAGCAGCGTCGATCCATAGCGGATCTGTAATCAGCGACGTGTTCGTGACTTGGTTATCACGCTCCTCGGATGGAATCGAAAGATCGAACTCAAGGTCGTCGTTGTCTTCCAGATACCCAAGGTTGAGATCTGCCTCTTCGAACCTTGCTCGCATGTGGGCAGGCAAGGCGGGAGCTGTAGCCGTGGAAATACCAATCATTTACTATTCTTCTCTCGCTCGTCGGAATCGGCGCCCTTTCCTTCGGGGTCTTTCTCGGCTTCTGCCAGCGCTTCCAAATAACGCCGCAGCAACACGACCCGCCAATATTCGCCGGCCATTTGCCGTGTTGATCCTTTGAACAATTTGAGAGCGTCTTCCGCGGCGGCGACGTCGTCGAGTGTCCACTTGTCTATAGATTTGTCTTGCGGCCCGACCCGCGGGCGCGGAATGCTTCGCAAAGTAATTCGGCCGCGGAACGCCTCTATGGCATCAAGGAACGCTTCCCGCGGTTTAACATTGTTATCGACATCAGCTTGGAATTGCTCCATCACTGCTGCGCCTCGGGCGCTTGAGCCGGGGATGATGGAATCCAAAATACCGCCGGCATCGACCAGCTTCTCCAAGACACTTTCATAGCCTTGCACCGTTCTATACTCAGGGGTGCGCTTGCGCCGCTCTTTTACACGCCTCTCTAAAGCCAGAGCTGTCTCGGTGTCGTATTTTGTGGGGACCAGCCTCCAGATTTCGTTTTCTATCTCATCGAGCTCGGCGCTTGTATCAGCCGCTCTGATTGCTTTGTAGTGCGCCAGCCTTTGATTAGTGTCGATCGTAATAGGATCCCCTGCGCTTTCGAAGGCCGCCAGAACCTTATCCAAGCCCTCGGGCGTCAAATTCGCCTGTAGGATTTCGAGTTGTGTTACGGGCCGCAAATCAGGGTCTTTGGGGTTCGCTTTCCATTTATAGATACGCTGTATCAGATCTCGTTTCGTATCTTTCCGGTCTTTCTTCTGCTGTGCATCGGCCTCGCGCTGTGCTCTAGCATCATCGCGGACTGCTCTAGCATCAAGGCGCGTCGCCAGTTCGCTTGCCTGCTTTAGTAGCTTGTCTCGATCGTTGGCGGCTAAAAATGGGAACCCCTTCGGGTCATTTAGATCTTGATAAAGTTGCTCGGCCTTATCGCCGTCTGGCGCACGCGAGGCTGCAAGCAATCGGCTCTGCACGTCATTGACTGCAATATCCTCACGGTTGGTCTTTTCAAACTTCTGGCGCTCTTTTGCATCGATGAAACCATTCTGCTCCAATTGACGGTAGAGACTGTTCGCTCCAAAAAGCGTGTCCTCTATCTGCGCCTTTTCTGCTGGTGTCGCTGTGCGGTAATCTCGCACCGCTTGGTCAGCAATTGTTGCCGTACGTGCGATGAAAGTAGATGCCTGCCGTTCTCTGGCATTTGCCCGCACCTTCGCAAGCGTTGTTGCCCGATCCGCCGCCGCAGAAGACAGGAAGCGTCTCCGCACAATACCGTCGCTGAACTTGATCGCGCCGGTACGCTCCAGCTTTGCGAGCTCTTCTTTTGCGCGGCGGTTGTACAGCTTCTCCGCTTCGATAGGGTTATCGGACGCGTTTAATTCATAAGCCAGCTCGCTTAACTTCGCCCTATAGGCAGATGTCGCTGCAGCTTGTTCCGAATCTCGCTGCAACTTGAGCTGGGTCGCATATAGCTTCTGCCCAAAGTCTTGGATTTCCGCAGCGACTAGTCCGCGGCTGCGCGCCGCTGCGACAAACGGGTCTGAACGAGCTCTGACCGTTAGAGGACGACCGCCTGTATCAGGCGTAATGGTTTCCTGCGATCGGTATATTTGTGGCTCTGCCATTTAACTATTCGCGTACGTCATTGCTGCGCCTTTCGCGCCACCGATAAGACTTGCAAGAGCTCTGTTTCTGCCGGTTTGTCGTGCTGCTCGCCCGTACATGAGCTCTAATTCTGCGCCTAGACCAGCCTCTGTGCCTTTCTCGCGGATCGCGGCCGCCTTCACGCTCTCGTTGTACAGCCGCAGCGCCGACGTTTCGTCAGCCTCACGCGCGCCCTCCATTAACGCCTTCCACGCAGTGCCGGAGATTTGCACGCCGTTTCGCCGGAAAGCGACCGCGGCGGTGTCAAAGGCTCGACCAACGTCTTCCTTGAATCGCAGATCCTCGCGAGCTGCGACCTCTTCAACCTGATCGGCCTGCTGCGCAAATAGCTGTTGATTTCGACGAAGGATTTCCGAGTTGTACTGGTTTATCGCAGCCTGTGTCTTGCCCTCTGCTCGCGCGGCTTTCGCGCCTTGCATACCGCCAACGACCTGCATCGCAGCTGCTGCAGCCATGAACCACATTACTGAATACCTCGCACAATCGACAAACGTCGATAATCGCGGTGATCTGGCCCATACATACGCATTAATCCTTCGTCTTCGAACCCTAGAAACCGAGCGAACCGTAAGGCTGTCGGCCAATCGTCGCGGACCGATATTTGGACCCGCCGATAGCCCGCGATCTTCTGCTCAAACACTTCCTTGGTTGCGCGAGCGATCGATCGTGGCGCGAGCTGTATCATCTCTGGATGCGCAACCATCCACGCCTCTGCGACGCCGGGCCAAAGATCCCCCAGACCGGTTGAAAGCACTGGACCGTCCGGCGCCATCAAAGTCACCGCGAACGTGCTTTCTGTCAGCTGCTCCGCATACTGCCTTCCATCAATCATGCCTTCAGAAACAACGTCTAAAATTTCTGCGGCATGCTGTGGGAGGTACGGCACGATATCCATATCAATCACGAATCAAACGTATGTAGCCTCGCGAATATGCCCAGTACGCTCATTGGTAACGGCTGGTTCTGCTGCACGACAACGAACCCGTCATTCTCGAACCCGGCCGGAAATTCTATTTCTTTGTCGCCTGTAAATAGCGGGAGAGCCTGATCCATCTCGTCAGCTGACGATCTAAACGGCACGCGGTCGAGGTTACTCGTACTGGGTCCGACAAGCAGACCGACTGTCTCATACAGTCGGACTGTTACATCGTGGATCCGCTTTATTTTGCCTTGGCTTGTACCATCCGCCGAACCGCCCTCGATACGCATCGTTTGCAGCGTAGAATTATATCCCAGACCGATATGCACTTTTGTCGCACTGCGTTCCAGAGCGATCGCACCATTGCTAACAACCTTCGTTGGATGGGTGGAGCCGTCTGCGAGAACTGTAACTGTCTCGCCTTCCAGATGATCAAGGCCGGTAATGCTCGTTGTCGCCGAGCCGCTATAGGTCAAGCCACTGTCGATGAAAAACGCATCGGTAGCGTTTCCACCAAAATCGAAGCCCTTCAAAAATTCGACGTGGCGACGGGTTACTCCATTAATTGTGCGCTTGGTGATCAGCCACAACTGATCTTCGGCAAGGTCGCCGGGGATTACTGCAACGGACTCGCAAACACCGGATCCGCCGAGCTGATGGCGGTGCCACGCGACGACGTTCTCCTCTCGCCGGTAGGTCATGCCGAGCAGCTCACCGTCCGCGCGCGCGGCCCAAACAATGTTATCGGGCTCCTGTTGCACCGTCATATCGACAATGCCACCGGCCGTTCCGCCGTCTGTTACGTGTTCCGCCAGCAGAGTCATGTCTGGCGCTACATAACCGTCTACATCGAAATTGTAGACGAGCTCGCGAACCTTCCTCTGCGCCCGCTGCAAAAACAATGTCGCCGAGCCAGACTGCACCGGTTGACGCTTTGACGTGCCGTAATTCGTTTGACGTTTAATCTGTATGTTCGTCGGTGTCAGCGCCTCGCTGGTCGTAGCACCCTGCGCAATAAACTCAGACCCAGATGTTCCAATTATCAATGCCCTCGACGGCGTGAGATAGCGGATAACGTCAACCTGCTGCGACGCGATCGTATATATAAGTGCGTCGCCGGCATCAGCTCCATCAGAGAACTGTTGAAACCCGCCAGACTCGGACATAAAGACCGTTTGCGGCTGGCTCGTTGTGCCGGCAAACACCAGCCGTTCTTCGAAAAAGCATACAGCTGCCGGGTAACCGGTCGTATCGCTGAAGGCGCCAAGCGACCATTCGTCGGTCGCTTCCAGTTTACCGACGATCGTATGACCTGTGTCAGCTGCTTCTGTAACAAGGTCGTCAGACGGTGAGCATAAGATTGTATCAGCTGTGACGCTGACGATCAGCACATCTGTATTGTTCGACGTGCTGCCGCTGATCGTGACCTTTTGGCCGACCTTGAAACCCTGCTTTATAAAATCCTTCCCCGTATCGACGATGCGGTCGTTGTGCTCAGACCCGGTCGAGCTCGGATCGCCCTCCGTAAATGATATTGTCGCTGCGGTGTATTCGGGCAGGAGCTCTGCGCGGCCCTTAAGGTTTTCCTGCACCGTTCCGACAACAGTCGTCGCGTTTGTAAACGCAGTAATTTTGACCCAGCCATCGTGTATCTTCACCAGACGACCAACATCTGTCGAAACAAATGTGTCCGCGCTTGCGGTCAGGGTGCAGCTGGAGCCTGTCCGTGCTGACGCAGTCAGCGTCGTTGTGGTTGTGTTTTCGTCTTGCATTGGCCCGTACTGCAGGTCTGCTGCAGCGAGGGTCCAGTTCGTATTCCCGGCGCGCGTCAGTTTTCGCGGGGCGTGTGAATTATGGGTCAGGTACATCACGTCCGCGGACTGCGCGAACTTAACGTCGAACAACTGCGCTTCAGTATAAGGGCTCGCGATCTCATAAATCCGGTTGGCAACGCCACCGCTTGTGTATGCCGTGAAGCCTGTACTGTTGATGGCGTCGCCATCTTTATCCGTTAATGAAAATGTATTTGTTGTCGCGTTCGCGACCAGATATCGCTTGCCGTTGAGCTCGGTCATGCCGGCTACGGACGATATTGTTATTTCCTCGCCGTTCGAATAGCCGTGCGAGGCCGACGTGATGACGCAGGGGTTCGCCTGCGTTGCGGCCGTGATGGTCTTGTTGGCTTCAACGACCTGCCCGTTGTTCGTAAAGAACCGCATATACAGATCGCCGAGCTCAATTATGTATGTCTGCTCGACATTGAACTCGAAACTAACCGCCCGTGTCTTTTTCGAGCTGGTTTTGACTTCCGCGACAAACTGCGTACCGGGCCGGCGCGTCGCACCGCCGTGGGCGTGCACGACAAAATTCTCCAGCGTCTTGCAGCCGTTGAAATACTTCTGCAGGTCGACGCGACCATCGAGGCGGCCGGACAGCTCACCGGCTGTAAAATTAGTAAACGCGATCGCAGCTCGCGCCATTATCGCCTCGCGTTCGTATAATCTGTTGCGATGATCTCCGCGGGTGTTCCCTCGGTCGCATCGACGAAACGACACTCACTCAGTTTTTGCAAATACAGGTTCCAGAGCTGCTCCGCGACGGTATTGCTATTCGTCAGTGGGTAGGCAATCTCATGTGCTATGCGCGCAGATAAAACTTCGATGAGCGAGGCGTCATATTCGCCGGTATCGGTTACGCGCGCGAGGTATTTGATCTTCATCGTGCCTTCGTCGGTCAGGATCTTCCGGCCCTCAATCTCGTATTCGACGCCCAGCTCCTCGCCTTCAACCTCAAGCACTCGCAGGCAATACGGGTCAGTCGGCAGCTGGTATTCATAGGCATATTCAAACGCGGGTGTCGTTGACAGCTGCGCGAGCTCGGCGCGGCGGATCAGGCAATTCCAAGGATGCGACCGGAAAACCGCATCTCGCACCAACTCATAACGCTGGTTACAAACGCGCGCCGGCTTGCTGTTTTCGGTCAGCGAAATAATGTTGCTCGCGCCGACCATATTCAGAGCGCTGTTACAGATGTCTACTTCACTTGCCATTCTCAAAAGAAAAGGGGGGCTTTCGCCCCCCAATCCCCTAATCGACGACGTACATCATCGTCAGTTCGACCGTACCGGTGCCAGCCGCGCCGCCCATAGTTACGGTTACTACGTAACCGTCCTTATCGGCGTCAACAGTGATACCGGAGCCAAGAGCTAACGTATTCGCCACGTTGACTTTCTGCGCAGAAGTCGACGCGGCAGCCGCGTAGAACTCATCCGCATCAAGCGCGACGACAGTACCGTCAGCCTGATTGTAGGCACCATGACCAACCGCAAGGGTCGTCGAAGAGCCCATCGCATCGTGAGCGAGATAGCCATGAATGACCCGCGCGCCGTCTGGCAGCGCGAACATTTCAATGACATCCCCGCTGGCGAGCGAAGACGCTTCGTAAACACCATGCGCAACCCGAACGCGTCCACCAAGCTCATTAGCCTTGATGTATTCGCGCGGGTCGTTTTGAGTCGTCTTGGTGCGGCCGGTGCTATAAACAGTAGCCATTATTCAGCCCTCCTATGCCGACTCGTCGATATCTAATTGCACGACCTTGTCTTCCTCCATCCGCGTCGCACCAATGCTCATGCAGTAGTAGACTTGGGTGGAGAACGACTTGTCCGCCCTCTCAGATATGCGCGCTTTAACATCCTTGCCTACTCCTAAGAGCAGACCGTCGCCTTGCCATGCAAAGCAGGTGCGGATGTTGCCGCTGATTGCGAGGCGGGTACTGGTGTGAAACCGGAACCCAAGATAAGTATTGATGTCGCCTTGGACGAGCGCCTTCACAGAATTATAATCTGCGCTCTTGACTTCCGTGACGTTCAGAAGGTTTTGAAGTCCCTTCGGAGATATCACGACATGACGGTTGTCCTCGTCGACATCCGACGAGTCCATGATCTGCTTCGCCTCAAGTAGCTTTGCTAACGTGAGGTTGGCGGAACCATGAGCAATCTGCTGACCGGCCGGAAGAGCAGTACTCGTGCTTCCCGATTTCCCGGTTTTTGCAGATCCTGTCGCTGCCGAGATCAGTTCATCATCGATCGCTCTCGACATGGCCGCCGCTGCCGCGCGGGCATAAGTGGAAGTCGGGTCGATCAACATCTGAACCTTGTCAGCGTCGTCGATCAAATCTGCCCATTCATATTCTGTTTGGGTGACCATCCGACGGCTGTGGGGGGTGTCCATCAGCGGTGTATCGGCGTGCCTGCTCGTTCTGGCAACTGCCGAAACCGATCCAATCTGGTCGAAGACAAAATACTTCAACTCAATTCGCTACATTGAGCCAGCTAATAACAGCATCCCTGTCTTATCGAGCAGGGTTGAGATCATATCATCACCCACAAGGGGGCAGGGCGCTTCGAGGTCGCTTAACCTCTACTTCCTTTCGGAATGATCGTTGAACCTTCCTCTCGCGAGGCTTGGCTGCTGATTGCCCTCGGCATTACCGTTAGGGGTTCCCAGCAATTCACCCTGTTTGCATTATCCGTTGCCGAATAATGGCGCTCTATTCAAACGCTTTTTCGCCCACGATTGATTCTTCACGGACACCCGCACGGAGCTTCGAACCCTTCTGCTGCGAAAGCAGATAGACATTCGAAGAGAACTGCTGCGAAAACGCAGTAGTCACTTGAGTCGACATGTGTCGCTCTCCTCGTTAAGTGGATGTAAAAGTGAATTGCGATCGGCTACCCGCAAACGGACCGGTCTGCTTTTTTACGTCAAGGTCGACGGCATTCTTTCTGCCAGCAACGGGACCGCACCGCGGCTCCCCCGACTAACCCTCGGCAGCTTGCTGCTCTGGGTAGATAAACTGATACAAACGATTTCGCTCGCGCACATATTCAGAGTGCTGCGGATGCGTGCGGTCCCATAACGGACCAGACGGGTTCTCTATATCGATCAACTTGCTGCGCGCTTCATCTGGCGCCATCGCTCCGCTCGACTTCTCCATGCCGAGAAACTCGTCTTCGCTTACCTTGTTTACAATAAAATCCGAGATCCCAACGATCGATCGGATGAAATCAGGGTTGTCGCCAAGCCGCGAGCCGTCCTGCAACGCGATATCGCCCATGCCCTCCGTGCCAAAGCGCTCCAGCAGAGCACCGGCATTGTTAATGTTCTCCTCGTATTTGGCGCCATACTCCTGCCGCAATTGCATCACAGTTGATTCCTGCGCCGTTTCCATATTCTTCTGCAGGTTCTCACCCTGCGTCCCGATCATGTCGTTATAAGCCGCGATAAATCGCTGGGCTTGCGCGCCATTAAGACCAATGTCGTGCGCTGTCGATTTAAACCAGCCGACCAGATCCTCGTCGGGCTCGGCGCCGAAATCGATCTCGTAACCATCAGCCGAGTCGGGCCGGCCAAGCCGCGAATAGACTTCGCCCCAATCGTCCGGCGACGCCGCATCACCCGGTATCGCAAGTTTATCCCGGCCAATCATCTGGCTGGCATTAACATACGCCTTGGCTAGATTCTCGATGTCCTGTATCGGCTCCAAAGCGGTATGCGACCGGAGATCCTCCGGTAGCGATGCCTTGAAACTGCTATCCTCTGCAGGGGCGGAATCTGCAGACAGAACCGGCTCCGACGCCTCTGCTACCTGCTCTTCATCTGCCATCAATCACTCTCCAGTTGTGTCGAGGCATCTTCGATCATCCGCTCTAAATGCAAGACGACGCTGCGTGTGCCTTCGTTAAACGCAGTCTCATATGGGTCACTGCCGATCGTGATCGACCGGTAGAAACAGCGAGCCCTTAAATCCTCAAGGACAGCGGCACCCTCATCCGACAAAAAGATCTCGCGATATTTCGCACGCAGATCTCCCTGCGCCTGCTCCAGCTGACGCAGCTGCTCCATATCACTCATCTGTTACTCCGCGGCTAGGGCGCCGGTAATAGCTTCAAGCCCCGGCGCGGCCTTGCCCATCGCCTCGGCGGTTTGCATCCCGGCCTGCATCTCTGCTGCCTGCTGTTGCTGATCTGCGCGTTCCTGACGCTTCAGCCCGACATCAATCTCCCCTTCGGTAACCTTCGCCGGGATCGCAAGCACACTGAATAAGTGCCGGACCATCCCATCCATATCCACATGGTCAAACACGCCGGGATCAATCGATGCTGCAGGCGACAGGATCTCAAACATGCGCAAGATCGCCTGCACGTCAGCCGTGCGCTGCGCCTTCGCGAGAGGCGAAACATATTCAACGTCCATC